CCGATCGGCTGATCGCTTGTAATTTCCTGACGCTCAGTTGTGCAAGGTGCATGCGCGAGACATCAAGTTTTGAAAGAATGGAGTCGACGGTATTAACTGCGACACCAATCGACGCAAGTTCGTGCTCTTGTAAGGCAAGATGCGCTTCTATCTTTTTTGAAATCTGATTTAGCGTTGCTGCCCCACCAGTAATCAACTTTGCTTCATGCGTAAATCTTTCATCGTTCTCGATCGTTACCTGGATCATGTTGATAATTCCTGCAAGCATGTCAAAGGCATCAACGGACGGGCTGTAGCGCAACGTCACCAGTGCCGCATGAGCATGTAATGCCAGATCACGATGCAAGCCTGTAACAGGAATCTTGATCATTCTTGGTCGATATTTTTTATCTTTTGATCGTGCCATTTTCTTGCTCGTAAGTATTCACGACAGATTTAACTAACCGGCCAAGTGATCCGTTATTACTGATTGTTTGATGAGCCTCAATCAAGTCTTGTTCAGATTCAGAAATGTGATCGGCATTAATCGAGTCGGCAGCGCTTCTTGTAATGCGCCAAATCTGTCCATAGTGCGCTTTCACAAACTCAGCTTCATTAATAAAACGAACATCAGTAATAACAATCTTTCTGGTACCGGTTCGCATCAAACTATCAATTGTGTCCTCCATGCGATCAAGCCAGTAGCTTTCTGCACATGTTTGACGTCGATATTCGGTACCCCACCAACGTAGGATTTCACGTGGGGATCTACATTTGTGAATATCATGACCAAGCTCTTGCATGCGCTCGATAAATTTCTGATCGTCGCAACGCGCAATCGTTATGTATGGACTGATTTTTTCTTTTTCATACCGATCATCCATTAACCTCAAATCGATCCTGAATGATTGGGTAATTTCTTGACGTAACGCATCGGCAAATGCAATACGAATATGGCCATGAGATTCGGCAAGAATTGATGCGACAGTATCTTTGCCTGCACCAGCTCGGCCAACAAGGCCAATTATTGAAAACTGATTCATGTTTGTCCTGGTTGTCAGTCGTCGAAATCGCCAGCTGTGACGCGTTTAAAATCAATTCGTTTGGGTTTGCTAGGGCGAACTGCTGCAATGTTCTCTGCAACGTTTTTGAGAGCTATGGCAAGGGCAGGAAATTGCAGCGCTGTGTCGAGATCACCGCTGCATGCGCAGCTTCGGAATGCGACATCGAGTTGCTGACGTGTAAGAGATCCACTACTCATGCGGTTCCCCATTGTTGGCGGTCATGCCCACTCATGCTAGATTTAAGGCTCTGACACCAAAAAAATCTAACTTGAGGGGCTGACCATGGAAGTAACAGATAAACGAGGGCAAGTGCCGCCACGTCGGAATCCAACGCCGCAGCCACCACGGCCCAAAACAAAATTAGAGGGCAACAATGAACATGCAAGAATTGAATGAAAACACTCCAGTTGAGCGTAATCTCGCGGAAGCAGTCTTGGATTGCAAATACGGAATATGTTTTAACGACATGAATGCGCGCCTTTACAGGCGTATGGGAAGTGCATTCTCCATATTGAATTTGTTGGGAGGTTCGGCTATCTTTTCTTCGGCAATCGCTCAAGGAGATCAGTTTTATTTGCCATTGATTTCTGGCTTGATAGTTTTTGTTGTTTCCGTGCTGGACTACGAAATAAAGCCAGGTGAAAAGTCGGCTCGATGTGAGTTTCAAAGAGAAAAATTTGGGGATTTGCTTTCCAAATCCGATGAAATAGAACTGCAGGACTTCGATAAGCAATTGAATAAACTGCAATCGACTGGCCCAATCACCATTAATACTCTTGAAATACCTGCTTTTAATGCAAATTTGTTGTCCAACGGGTTTTGCTCCGATGTTATTCCAGAGACCAATTGGCAAAAAATTGTTAGCTTCTTTGCTTAGGTAATGTAATTTCATCGTATTCCCCTACTGGCCACTAAAGGTGCGCTGGGGACCTCAACAAACAGCATCTCGCCGTCTTTGTTGACATACATGCAGGCATGACTGAGTGATGCTGCATCGCGCACCAGGACGCCTTTATTCCCGCAATACATCGCAAGCTTTGATTCATGGCCCCGATCGTGGAGAGCCATTAATTTGGCATCTCTTGCAGCTAACCAAGTGAGGTACGCTCCTGCAGACCCGAATAGAGCTGCCAGACCCATCACGCTCAACAAAATTGCAGCTAGGATTTTTATTAAAAAGACTAGGGAATAGTTCGATCTGACTTTGCTCATGCTTTTCTCCTGGTTGAGTGCATGAGCAATTAAACACTATGTTTAAACAAATATCAAACATATTGTTTAATTTGTAATGCTTGAAGAATAAAAATCTGAGTGATGGAGGGGGGGGCTTAGTGTGTATGGAATTAGAGACTGTCTATATTCCTAGGATTAAAAACCCTAATATCAAAATACTTAGTTTTTATTTGGTGGAGTTAGAGAGTGAAGGAGGGGAGGTCTTAAGAGGGGAAGAGCAGAAAAGGTTTAACGCTTTTTAAATCTATGATTAATTATTGTTGTTTCGTGTATAGTGTATATATACATGATACGAGCCGAGCAATGATTAAAAACTTCAGGCATAAGGGAATTGAAGATTTTTTTAGAAAGGGATCAAAGGCAAAGATTCAAGCCGCGCATGCTCCCAAACTTGGTCGTCAACTTTTAGCGCTTGATAAAGCTAAAGAGCCTGAAGAAATGGATCTCCCTGGATGGGATTTCCATACTCTAGTAGGAAACCTAGCCGGTCATTATTCCGTCTCAGTAAATAAAAATTGGCGATTGACCTTTACTTTTGAAGGTCCAGATGCGGTTCTTGTCGATTACCAGGATTACCACTAGGAGTTTTTATGGTTATGCATAACCCCCCACATCCTGGCAGCATTTTGAAAGAAGATGTTCTGCCGGCCTTAAATATGCAAGTTCAAGATGCTGCACATCAGTTGGGTGTGACACGCGTACAGTTTTCGAGATTTATAAATGGACACGCGCGCGTGACTCCTGATCTGGCTATTCGACTTTCGAAGTGGATACCAGCTCCAACCGCATCAATGTGGTTACAGATGCAAGCTGAATTTGATCTTTGGCAAGCAAATCATTCCGGAAAGAAGTTCAATGTGATTGCGTATAAAGCAAAGAAATCAACACGCAAACCTGAGCAAGAGCTTGAATTTGCTTAGCGTGGCAATGCTATCTGATCAATAGATACAGCGACAATAGGTTGGAGTTAGATATGGAAATTCGCCCAATTCATGATGAAAGTGCATACAAAGCGGCACTTAAAGAAATTTCAATTCTGATGGAAAAAGATCCTGAGCTTGGTACACCGGATGGTGATCGTCTGGATATCATGGCGACATTAGTTCAAGCCTATGAAGTTCAAAGTTAAAACTAAATCGGGTAGGGTACTTGTTATTCCGACCGCGCAAGAGGATGCCGTCATAACCAGGGTCGCCATGTCTGATCGCGATGCTAAGCCATTAACTGATGCACAGTGGGATGCGGTTAAGCCTGAGTTACTTCGTGAACGTCCGCCTGAAGCAAGATGCCAGCCTCCAAAGCTTTCAGAGCGGCTTGCCGCAACTCCGGGCGAATTAAATCGAGTCGCTGGATGGGATGAAATGCCAGCTATCGGAGCTGAGCTTTGACGCCTGATCGTGGGGACATCCTGCATTTGCAGTTTGATCCAGCATCCGGCAAAGAAATGATTGGTACAGACAATCAACATATGCATTTAAATTGAGCATTAAGAAATGTTGAAACAAAGCTCTTCTTTTGATGTAACTGAATGGGACGTCGATGCTGAGTTTGCGATTTTCCCGCAGGGGGCAAGAGCGAAAGAAGCTGTTTTTTCACCTGCTAATCCAGAAGAAAATTGTTTGGTTCCTTCAAAACGCTATCTTTTTAAGAGATCAAAGTTGAGTTACCCGGATCAATTTTGGGGAGAAGTCGTCGCATATAGAATTGGTTGCGTTTTTGGTGTTGAAGTTCCACCAGCATTTGCTAGTTGGAATTCATCAAACAATACATGCGGCGCGCTAATTGAGTGGTTTTACAACGACGGAGAGGAGCTTTGCATACTGGCTGGGGATTTCTTAACGCAGACTCAAAAAGAGTTTGACAGGGAACTAGGAACAAATCACAACTTAAGAGATAACGAAAAGCTGCTGAGGACATTAAGTTCAAAAAAACTTATACGTGAAAATGAGTGGCGACAATGGTGGGTCAATGCATTAGCATTTGATGCTTTAATTGGTAATACAGATCGGCATCAAGATAATTGGGCAATTCTGTTTCGAACAGAAAATTCTAGCGTTAGTTTTGCGCGTCTTTCGCCTTTATTTGATAACGGCACTAGCCTTGGGCATGAAAGATTTACAGATCGGGTGAGGAACTGGAGCGAAGAACGGTTAGTCCGATATATAAACAGAGGCACGCATAAGGTCGTTTGGTCGCTTGATGAGCCAGAATTAAAAGGCCACTTCGAGTTATTAAAGAGGGCTTTGGACGAGTGGCCTGAAACGAGGCCAATATTGGCTCAAAATATTTCGCGTTTGAACTATGAGGTTTTAGAGCGCTCTATAGAAGATTTGATGTATCTTTCAAATCCTGTTCCTTTTTCACAGGAACGTTACGAATTTATTTGTAGAATTTTAAGGATTCGCTTGCAATATTTGCAGCAAACTACACAATGACCGCATTAAGCTACATAGTTGAGCCAGAAGCACTTTTGCTTACATGGCAACCATTAGACGAGAAGAGTCCTAACAGGACTCGCAGGATAGTTGCGCGAATTGAAAAAGCAGGTGATACAGGCGCTTCGTTTCACTACTTATCTGATACAGATGACTACAGGTCCGCTATTGACGCAGGATTTAAAGGGCACCCCGCATTTCACCTTGGTTCAAAAATTTTTTCTGAAGGCGTTATGGAGTCCTTTTTAAGGCGGCTACCACCTCGTAAGCGTGAAGATTTCTCGGATTTTTTAAAGCTTCATCGCTTGCCTGTGCCATTTACTTTCTCAGACTTTGCGCTTTTGGCCTATACAGGAGCGCGACTGCCTAGTGATGGTTTTGCTGTAGTTCCTTGCTTTGATGAGAATAAAGTTCCATGCGATTTCATTTTAGAGGTGGCTGGCTTCCGTCACGAGCTAGGAGCGGCTGTCGATAGCATTCAGATTGGTGATGAGATTAGTTTTCAAATTGAAAACAATAATCTTTACGATGCCGATGCTATAGCCATTATTCATAATGAGGTAAGGATAGGTTACGTCAATCGAGCCCTAAAAGATGTAGTTCGATCTTGGATAAAAAATAGCTCAGTTACTTCAAAAATTGAAAGGATTAATGGCAAATCTGATAGGCCACTTGTATATGTAAGGCTAGAGGTTCGCTAGGCTAGCTGAGATAAAATGAAATCCCAGTTGTTGGCATTGAGGTTTGCGAAATCAGTAAATTAATTCTAGATTGACGCGATAAAGCCTAAAAAGAAAGTAAGGCTATATGGAATATTAAAATATATAAGTTGCAGTGCTTATATCAAAAAAATATTTTTATAGCGATAGAGTAAATGTCTTCCGAAGTTTTTGTCTTGATTGATCTCTTTCAATAATTGCGGATTCTAGTAACGTTTTAAGTTTGATTCGTTCGGAAATATTTTCTTCTTTAGTAAATGATTTATGTGTATTTAGATATTTTTTATAAGTATCAGCACATGCTTCTATTTCACTTGCCAGCAAAGGAGATAAAGTTTTTAAAATATCTATTAATTCATCACACGACATAAGTTGGTGATCTTTAATCTTTACGTTTTCTGCCGCAAGTCGAATCAGTTGAGCTCGATATTCGAGTGCAGAATAAAACAAATCGCTAGTGATATTGTTGTCCATGATTTTGTATTTTGTGCTTAATTAAGATTTATCAAAATGTAGTATTTCTTTTTAATTCTTTAACTCACCAGCAAACTTATCCCGAAACTCTGCCAGAGTCATAGTGCATAGAGACTGATCAACCTTTGTTCCGTATGGCATTCCAATACAAACGCCAATACCATCGGCGAGAGGTGTGCTGGATAACACATCGAACTGTTTAAGATCACCATTACGCAACTTGACCGTATATCTAATCTCGTATTGCTCAACCGCTTGCTTGTTAAACAATGCTGCTCCAACAAATGCACCAAGCAAAGTGCTTGATACATCCTTGCTTAATGAATAATTTGCAGGATTCACGTTATTAACGTAAGCCACTGCACCAGCTGCACCTCCAGCTTCTGCACCGAAATTGCTGCCTGGTGTACTTAGGTTCCTTACTTGCCTATCTGTAACTATGCCGATTTCTGAAGTCTCATAAAAAATAATCTTGTAATTATCTGATAATGATTTTTGTTCTTTTATATTCAGTCCTGCAAACAAATCTCTCCTCAAGCGCAGTTCTTTCTTAATAAGTTTTTCCGCTTCAACTAAATTGTTGTTGGCTTCAGTGCATTGTTCTACCGGAGCTACTGTACAAAATCTAGTTAACTGATTTTTTGTACTAGTTAAATCGTTAATTTGTAACGCAACTTTGCTCAATCTTTCATAGGAAAATCCCTGCTGCCAATAGTCAATTATTTCGGGATACTGCCTAGTTAATTCAATAAATTGTTTAGGATCGACTTTTGGGTTAGTTGTTAATACGGTATCGATTGCAGAATATGCGTAGTGCCATTCGCGCTTTTCCGCATATTGGCGTGGATTAATCGTCGATGCGCACCCGCAGAGCGACACTATTAAACAAAATAAAAGCCAAATTAATTTTTTCATTTGGCTCTTAATTATTCAAATGGCTTTATGTCAAGACAAACACCATAATTTGCTTTGTTTCCATCTTTCATTAAATAACCACCAGTAATTTCAGCATCACACGTTGTTATTTTTCCGCCAAGTTTTTTTGCACTTAATCTACGTCTGAAACTACGGGCATCCTCTTTAGACATATATCCAACAGTCATATTATTTATATCAATTCGAACTGCTAATTTGTCAAATTGATTGTCATTTTCTGGTACTAGCTTTGCTGTGTATTGCCCTGAAGGAGATTCATTGCCGTGGTCTCCTGCAGCTGACCTAATAGCATTTTGATAATTTGACTCACCAACAACTTCAAATTCAAAATCACCTAATGAGGGCCAAGTGTATTCTGAGTTTAAGCTTTTATTTCCGTAGGCTGCTGCTACCGATCTTGCACGTGAATTATCCTCAGGTTTATAAAAAAAATAGATAAGGACAATTAATGAAACTAAACCCCAATACCATGCTGACAGACTTCCAATAAACGCTGAAAGGGACAATATAAAGATATTGATCCATAAGACCGGTTTTTTAGGTATTGGGTTACTCATGGCTTTGATAATCCTTATAAATGTGACAAATATTTACTTGTAAAAAGCCAGCACTCACCTAACTAAAAATTAAATTATTAAAGCCAGAATCGTTTCAAATTCCAAGCGGCTAATACTCTTCCGCAAATGACAACTTCATTGGCTTCTTGTGCGCTCAATGTTTCAGAAATATTTTCTTTGTTATCTGAAAGGATTGCTAGCTTTTTACCGTGTAATCGCTGAAGCCGTTTAACTTGAATCTCGTTTGATCGTGAGATGACATAAATTCCATCACCATCAAATTGGCGTACTGTTACATCAACAAAAAGAACATCACCATTATCAATGGTCCCTTGCATTGATGTTCCATTAGCAGTGATAAGTTTGATTCGTGATAAGTCACCACCAAGTGTTTGGCGCGCCCATGATTCAAGTACGTTAACTCGTTGAATGACTTGAGGAAATTCTTGAGCAGGATGTCCATTTCCAGCTGCAGCCTGAATATCTAATAATTCAAACTCAATTTGTCCATCATGAACTTGGCTGGGTGTCTGAACACCATCCCCAATTTGCATTTTCCCTTTGCCTGTTTCAATCCAAACCGCAGAGCAACCGAGAAGCTCTTGAGCAGAAACCATTCCTTGACTCGAAACACCACGACTTTCCCAGTTTTTTAATGTTTGGGGTGAAGCATTTAGAAATCTTGCTAAAGCAGATTGACCTCGAATTTTTTTAAGGGTCTCGGCTGCAAGATATAGGCGTTTCATTTGATCATTCATAGACAAATTGTTGATTAATTAAACAAAATGTTGTTAAACATAACGTTTGATTTATGTTTAAACATGGTGTTTAATTGTGTTGTTAAAACCAACACTGAACAAATCATGTCTGAAGACAAATCAATTATCCAAGATTTAGGTGGACCTACTCGCGTTGCCGAATTACTTGGATATGACAAATTGCATGGTGGCGTTCAACGAGTCCAGAATTGGATGCTGAGAGGTATCCCCGCAAGGGTAAAGCTAGAGCATCCTGAGATCTTTTTGAAACGAGTTGTTGAAAAAACCAGCAGCCATTAAGCAACTGTAACTCTGCTCAAAAACAAACAAAACCCTTAAAAATCAAAGTTATCAAGGTAAGGATTGCTCAATGAATTCAGAGCTGGTAGATCAAAAAGATGTTCATTTTTGTCAATTGTCCGGATTGTCGAGTGGAAACTTTTCATTGCAATTGGAACATTCGAGATGATGCAAACCGTAAAACTCACCTTTTTGCAAGACGATTTTGATCCCCTTATCGAAGCACGCTTGGCATACATAGTGCTCCGGCTCAGAGGTGAATGGATCGAGCACATCGCTACGACTTGGGGCGAAATCATATCTGTACACAAAGATTCCAGGGGAGATCTGGAAAAGAGAATATCGACCACGCTGCGTGAGGGTTTTTTTCAGTTCTCTCAGTTCCTCGCGGGTTTTGAAGTACTCATCTTGCAATTCAAGCAAATGGGTATTGTGCGCGAACAAACTCTCTTGGGCCTTGAGAAGCTTGTCGTTGATCTCCGAAACAGTAGCAGCGACTTGGTTGAAATCTCGCAATCCAATCATTGCCTTGCCAAGCTCCTTTGCCGCTGTGATTGCAGCTGCAGCAGTCGAGATTGATGAAAAGTCCATGGTCAGTCCTTTCGGTAAATGATCGGTGTGTGAGAACTCCAATAATAAGCTGATGGGGCTGACCGCCCAAATATTGAATATTAAGAAAGGTAATTTATGACCTGCCGCTACGAAAAAACAGATTGGCGTGACGTTCTTTACACCAGCGTAAGAAATACACCTGGTGGTGTACCGGATGCGGCTGTATTTTTAACTACGCGCCGTGGTCGGAGCATGCATGCTGAAACACTGCGCGCTAAATTGCGTGGTGTTGAGGGTGAATCAATCAGCGTTGAAATTGCTGATATGTTGACCGAGTGGATGCAAGAAAAAAATCAACAAGATGCGTCAGCATGGATCCAAGCATTTGCATCAGCACACGGTATGGTGGCGATTCCAATAGAGAATCCAATTGCATCAGCAGCGACAGGAGATCTCACTGCAATATTAGAAAAAAGTCTCCACCTCGATGTTCATGGCGGTCGGCTTTCAAAACTTTTACTAGACGCACTTCATGATCGGGCGATATCAATTAATGAGGCGGATCAAATTGCCTCGCAAATTGATGATGAGATGAGGTTGTTGGCCAAACTAAGACGCAGTGTTTTAAAGGTGGCCAGCACGGGTGGTCATTTACACATAACGATCAACATCACGAATTAAGGTTGAGCGCATGCGTAAGCGTGGACGTCCTATGGGCCCAGTTCTCATTGCAGTACTTGATCTGTTGAAAATGAAACAAATGACTGCGCGTGAAGTTGCAATTGAATTAAAGCTTTCGATCGAGGCGTCGAAAAATGCTTGTCGCAGGCTCCATGATGCTGAGCTGATATATGTGTTTAAGAAAATCGAAGTCGATGGATCTAATAAACGAGTAAGTGTGTTTGCTTTAGACAATCGAGGTTCTCGCCATCCAGCGATGGTGATGGCCAATAATATCGGTGGTAATGCTTGATGAGACAGCGTATCGACTTTAGGGCTGTCTCTGAGGCAGTATTGAACCGCGCAGAAAGTTTAGTGACAACATGGCTGCCAAATGGACGCAGAGAGGGCCATGAGTGGCGTTGTGGGAATTTGCGTGGTGATTTTGGATCCTCGTTAGCTGTCAATCTTGTGACGGGCATATGGGCAGATTTCTCGAGTGATGAGAAGGGTGGTGATCTGATTTCACTGTATGCAGCAATCTTCACGGGAAATGATCAAGTCAGGGCGGGGCGTGAATTATCAGAGCAGCTCGGTGTATCAGCAACAAATCCCTTAGCTACAACTTCAACTGGCCCATCCGGAAAAGCAAAAAAAAGAACACCCTGGATACCAGTACTGCCGGCGCCAGAAAGTGCTGGGCAATTACCCGTTGCGCATATCAAGCGCGGTCGTCCAGAAAGCCGTTGGGAGTACCGAGACCAGGTAGGAAACTTGTTGGGTGCCGTATATCGTTTTAAAACCTCAGATGGTGGTAAAGAAGTCTTACCGTGTGTATGGGCAAGACATGAAGAAAGTGGTGCAGAGGAGTGGCATTGGCTGTCATTCCCTGATCCTCGGCCACTGTATGGCTTACAACGCCTAGGAACTGAGAAACCGATACTGATCGTCGAAGGTGAGAAGTGTGTGGACGCCGCCTATGCATTGATCGGATCTACATTTGATGTGCTCACATGGCCTGGTGGCGCCCAAGCCGTTAGTAAAGCTGACTTCACGGTACTGAAAGGGCGCAAAGTCGTTATCTGGCCGGATTGCGATGCACAGCGTATTGATAAAAACGATCCAGCATCAGCATTTAAGCCAGTAGAGAAACAACCTGGTATGTCTGCGGCTCTAGCAGTCGCAAAAATAGCAGTTGATTATGGCTGTCAGGTCCATCTTGTCAATATTCCTGCTCCTGGTGAAAAGCCAGACGGATGGGATATTGCTGATTTCATTTCAGAAGGTATAGATGAGGAATCCTTGATTGCGTGGATGCGAGATCGAATGATCAAACCATTTGCGCAAAAGGTTGAAGAAACCATTTCTACCCCTGTCAGGGCTGGCGCCCAGGAAGAGAGTTTCTGGGGCGCTAGGCTATTGCGTCGACCGCGCGGAGGTTATGAGGATTGCAAAGAAAATGTAGTTATTGCCCTGGAAGATCACCCAAGTCTCGCTGGATTAATTGCATACAACGAGTTCTCTGGTCTTGTTGAAAAAATAAGACTGGCTCCGTGGGATCCAAAAAATGATGAGTTTGTTCCTGTTGAGTGGTCCATACACGATGATCGCGAGCTCAGTATGTGGATTGCCATGCATAGTGATTTGCTCATCGGTAGTACAGGAACAGTGGCCGAAGCAGTGGAAATGGTCGCGAACCGTAATAAACACCACCCAGTTAAAGATTGGCTTGAGTCACTGAAATGGGATGGCGTTGATCGAAATACCTATTGGCTGCATGAGTTACTCGGGGTAGCTGATAACGAATACAGTCAGCTGACGGGCAAACTGTGGTTACGTCAGGCAGTCAACAGAATTATCTATCCGGGCTCCAAAGGCGACTATGTGTTGATCCTTGAGGGCACACAAGGTCTCAACAAATCGACGGCATTAAAGCGGTTAGGTGGTGAGTATTATTCCGATGCGACGCTGGATCTGAACAATAAAGACTCATTGATAGCACTGTCTGGTGTCTGGATATACGAGATTGCTGAGCTCGATGCGTTTAATCGCGCGGAGTCAACGCGAATCAAGCAGTTCATTACGCAAACAGAAGACCGGTTCAGGCCGCCGTATGGCAAACGAATGATTACGTTGCGGCGCCAGACCGTATTCGCGGCAACGACCAATAATTATGAGTATCACAAGGACCCAACAGGCAATCGTAGGTTTTGGTCCGTGCTTTGTACAAATATCAATTTGGAACAGATTGGTGCGTGGCGCGAGCAGCTATTCGCCCAGGCGTTGCATGAGGTTCTAGCAGGTGAGCCTTGCTATCCAACACGGGAACAAGAACGCTCCTTGATTGCACCAGAACAGGAGCAGCGTGAGATTGTCGATGTCTGGCACCAACCGATCGCTACCTGGCTACAGGATGCTGGACAAGTCTCATCAAATGAGTTCAGCACATGGGACATTCTTAACGGTGCTATCAAGATGGCCACTGACAAGATGGATGGACAGCGTAGTGCAGCTACCCGAGTTGGTAACTGTATGGCTAGGCTTGGCTGGAATAAACGTCGAGCACTAAAGAACAATCAGCGTTTGTGGTTATACGTTCGCCCAGAGGATCAAAGGATCTCCTCCCGCGTCAGCTATTCAAGTGGGGAGGATAGTGATCCGCTCCCTCTCTAAACTACTTTTGATTGGTCGTAAGACTGTCAATCTTCGTCACTTCCAGGGATGGGTGAGGAACATTTGCGCGCGCGTAATGTCCTCTTCCCGAAAAGGTCGTACAGAAGGTTGGACAGTCTGCGACCCGCATAAACAATGGCTATGTCCAACGTGTCCAACCTGTCCAACCTAACCGTGCGCATACGTGCGCGTATGCGCGTATGTGATGCGTATTCATCTATCAGTAATACCAGTTTTATTGTGAAAAGTGGTTAGACAGGTTGGACAGTTGGACAGAGCTATATTCCATGCGGTTCTTGAGTGTCCAACCTTTTATCAATGGCAAACCTTAGGTTGGACAATGAGCAAAATATCAATGAGGGAACAAATGCCAGAGGTTGCTTCATTCATAGACTCATTGCGGGAGGCTTTTGGTAAGGATGAGATTGATATCCAAATACGAAAAGGGATGCGTGGTGAGCCCGTATTCTTTGCTCGAGAGAATGGCCACGAGATAGGAACGCCCGTTACTGAGGAGGACAAACGACATGCAAAGAATTGAATGGGTAGCTGCCAGGCTGGATGATTGGGCGGTATGGCGTATTACTGGAAAGACAAGGACCGGTGGTTATGCCAGTCCCGCATACAACGTTGAGCGGGTGAGTCAAACGGACGATGTGCGCGCAGGGATGAGGAGGTTTGATCCAGGTGAGGATTGCGAAGCTTTGGAGGTTGATCAGGCTATTGCATCATTGCCAGAGGAGTTATATCGGACAATCGTGATGTTCTATACCTATGATGGTGGTACTGATTTGGTTGCCTTGAGGTTACGAATAACGCGTGCGACCTTACATCGCAGGTTGTGTCAATCCGACATTCGAATATCAGAATGGTTTGATTTTAAAAAAAATAGAAAAAATAATTTAAAAACAATTTTGCCACTTATACATAACCATGCATAATCCTATATATTCCTGCGGAGCTTGCAACAAAAGACTTCTAAATGACCCAGCACATCGCTGGGTTTTTTGTTTTGGAGAGTGCTATTCCATCAGCAGCACCAAGAGCATGTCGGTATTTGAACTGTCCGGCGCTTGCATATGCTGGGATGTACTGCAAAGAACATGCTCCAGACGAATCGTTAAGAAAACGGATCTTTGATTCAACGCGTGAAAGTTCTGCTAAGCGTGGCTATGGACGAAAGTGGCGTGAGGCGAGACAAGTATTTCTGATCGTAAATCCACTATGTGCTGAACACTGGTCCAGGCGTGAGGTAGTTGAAGCTACTGTTGTTGACCACATCATTCCGCATAAGGGTAATTTGAAATTATTCTGGAATCGAAGAAACTGGCAGGCTTTATGTGCAACCTGTCACTCGATCAAGACCGTACGTGAGGATGGTGGGTTTGGAAACGAAGTGGGCAGTTGGGCCCGGGGGTAGGGCGGGTCGAAAGTCAAAAGGCTCAAAACAGTAGACCGCCAGTCCAGTCAAACTTTTATGGGGAAGTTTTCAGAACTGGGGGGGTAGGATAGAAAGCCTCAGATCTAAATAATTTTTTTATTTACTTTTTTTAAATCAAATTTTGATGAAAAGCCATCATGGATAAACTAAAGCCCAACTCTGGGCATCCAGAGGGCAAGCAGGAAAAGCTAGTTAGAAAAACGGCTGCCGGAGTTGAAATACCACAGCCTCCACCTGGCCATAATCTAGATCGCCAAGGCATGCGCATGTATGACTGGGTGTGTGAAGCACTGATCAGCGATAGCCGACAAATTAAAACTGCAGGGATCCAGTTAGTACTACTGGTACATACATTTTTAGCCTGGTCGCAGGATATGAAACTGTGTATGACACAGGGAAGGTATGCAGTTAGTAAAGAGGGCAATAAGTACGAGCTGCCGCACAGTTACAACGAGCGCAATCAGCGTGTCGAATTAAAACGGGAATTACCAGAAGCATGTCTGACCGTGATGTCACAGATCGAGGCACGGCTCAAGGAGAGCAAAGTGCAAGGCGGAAATCAGGACGATTTCTGGCCGGATCTGATCGGTCACGCAAAAGAACATCCAAGTATGTCGAACGACTCATACCTCCAGTAGATGAATGGAATGTATGGGACCGCGATTACGGTGTACCAGTACTACAGGGAAATATACTCGTAGGAAAGTTTGTTTTTCTTGCGGTTCAGCGCCATTACGCGGACTTGCAGGAGGGTGCCGCACGCGGATTAAGTTTTAGTCCAAAGCATGCATGGCATGTCATTACATTTATTGAAAAATACTTCCAGCATATCAAGGGCCCCCTGGCAGGACGTCCCATGTTGCTGGATCCCTGGCAGAAGTTTTGGACTGCGGTGTTATATGGCTGGCGCAAAGCTGACGGCAACCGGAGATTTTCAAGAGCGTACGAAGAAGTTTCCCGTAAGAATGGCAAGAGTACATGGAAGGGCCCTCAGGGCGCTTATCTGTTCATCATGGATGGCGAAGCGGGAGCAGAGGTCTATGCAGTAGCTAGTACGCGCGAGCAGGCAATGACTGTATTTAAGCCGGCATTTGAAAACTTTAAACGATGGGCAAAGAAGTCAGCAGGTGT